AAAGTGCGTATCTCGAGCCAGCTGTCGTGGCCATTCGTCACCAGCGCCGACACCTGCCACGCGCCGGTATTCGGCATCTGCTTGACGTTCATCGCGACTCCAACTGTCTGTGGTGCTCCATGTGGTTGTCGATTAGGCTCATCTGCCACTCGCTGCTGCGGTCAAACTGCTCGCCGCACTTGTAGCAGACCCACTGCCATTCGTTGCTTTGGTAGCTCATTAGAACATCACCCGAATCAAAGCCTCGAGCTGTGCAGCGGTTGGGTTGGTGATGGTGACGTGCTGTGCAACGCCGGTTGGCTCGAAACGGTAAACGTGAACGACACCGTCATCCTCAGCAACACGAACGCCTTCCTTCATGTAGTAGGAAGCGGTGCGGCGGTTGTAAACGAGTCCGAGCTGGCTGGGCTTCCAAAGATCGACGCCGTTGAATGCGTTCAACTGTGGAACCTCAAGCTCGCCGTCTGCTACGATATTGAGAACTGCTTCGTCTATTGCGGTTGTTGTTGTCATCTTTGCCTCTCTGTCTGGGGACCTTCCCCGTCCATAAAGAAATCCTAGCACACCGTAAATACGGTGTCAATACGGCGGCACATCGGCGTGTCGTCACTGACCTTCATAAACCCCCGTCGGCGTCACCACAAAGACAGCGTCACAGTTAGTGCAGCTGTAAAGGATGACGGTGCGCAGTGGGGCTTCAATGAAGGTGTGCTGGCAGGTCATGACCCCGCTCTCTCGAAGGTAGCGAGCGCGATGTGCAGGTGCACGATGCCCTCGCGTATCGCGGATTTCATCTCGTCCGGGTCTTGGGTCTCGACAGCGCCGGCTAGCCAGTCGCTGACGTTGCGCATCTCTTGGTCTATCTCTATCCAGAGGTCTTTCATAGCGCCCACGGTTATGCACCTGCCTTCTCGGCCTCGATGAGACGTTTGGTGAGCTGATCTTGGTACCAGCGCTCGGCGCAGTCAAGGCAAACCTTGGTCTCGACGCCGTCGCGGGTCTGGTGTGCTAACAGGCCGACCCGCTTGTTGCAGCTGGCGCATACTAAGACTGGTGCGGCTTGGCGAGCGTCGTAGTACGCCCACCACTTGGCTTGCTTAGCCTCGGTCTGCTTCTGGATGAGCTCGATGACTCGCCAGTAGCACTCTTGAGACTTGTCCATCGTGCTAAACGACTCGTAAAGATCTGCGAACTCAGCGACCTTGATGACGTTGGTGATTCTGTGTGTGTTTGCCATTCTTGCCTCTCTTGCGGAGACCGTCTCCGTCAATACACGAAGTAAACCACACCCGTATGTACCGTGTCAATACAGCGCAATCCGACACGCCGGCGGCTCAGACCTTCGCTTGGCTGTATAGTCGGCGTGTGCTACACTTCGGCCATGATAGAGCGCTACACGTCAGAAGAGATGGCCGCAGTCTGGTCAGAACCCAACAAATACGCCGTCTGGGCGAGAGTCGAGTGCGAAGTCATGAAGGCCCAAGGGGCCCGCGGCATCGTTCCGAAAGACCTCTGGCGAGCGCTTGACGTGACGGTACTGCCGACGCCCCAACAGGTCTACGAAGCTGAGAAGGTCCTGAAGCACGACGTCATGGCCTTTCTTGAGGCTTGGCGCCAGAACACCGACAACCGCGAGCTGCACCGCTGGCTTCACTACGGGCTCACCAGCTCGGATATCGTCGAGACCGGTCAGGCTATCTTGTTATCACAAGCCAACTGGCTCGTGCTCAACGCCGGCTACAACCTTTTGGTTGCTCTTATCGACCACGCCTACGAACACCGCCACACCACCCGCATCGGCCGCACTCACGGTCAAGCGGCAGAGCCCACGACTTGGGGCTACCGAGTGGCCGACTTTGCTTTTGCTATCAATAGGGGGCTGGAGCGCCTCATCGCTGCGACAGAGGGGGTGCAGACAGCTCACGTTTCCGGGCCGCTAGGCAACTATGCGCACACACCGCGAGCTGTTGAACTTGACGTAGCGAAGGCGCTCGAGCTTGCGGCTCCCGAAAGTGCAACCCAAGTGCTGATGCGCGATTCACTTGGCGCTTGGGCGTATGCGATGGCGAACCTTGTGACCATATGTGACGCGGTCGCTCTTGAAATCCGTCACGGCCAGCGCACAGAAGTCAAGGAGTTATTCGAGGGAGTAACTTCTGGACAGCAGGGTTCGTCATCCATGCCGCACAAAGCCAACCCCATCACAGCAGAGAAGATTTCCGGGCTCGCACGTCTTGCTCGCTCTTATGTCATGCCGATAACTGAAGGCATCGCTCTGTGGCACGAGCGCGACATCAGCCACTCATCTGTCGAGCGAGTTGCGTTACCAGACCTTTGTGCTATAACGGAGCACGTTATTATCTGCACGACAGATCTCGTGCGCAACCTTCGTGTGAACATCGCACAGATGCGCTACAACGTCGCTACACACGGCAGCGCCACCATCATGAACCGTTTTATCCGTGAGGGCATGACCCGCATGGAAGCATACGAAGAAGCAAAGAAGGGACAGCGCGAACAGTGCGCTGCGCCTGATACAGAACACGTCTGGGACCAACTGGCGTTGCTAAAGCACGCGCTAGATGAGGCTCGGACGATGGCCGGCGTGTCGCAACTTTAGTTGTCATCACGTCGTGCTATACTAGCACCTCAACTCGGGGGAAGGACCGATATGTACAAATGGAAAAGCGCTAAGCGCTCAGAGTCAAACAGTCTTCACACCTCTTTATTGGTGAAGCAAATCGAAAAGCGAGCAGACCACGTGACAAGTCTGGCCGTTGACCGCTTCGGGAGCTGGTACAAGATTCAGCTGCCGGCTGGAGTTGTGGCACTGCTGGTGCGCAACGACAAAGACACCACCGTGGGGTACTTCCACGTCGGATACGAAGCGGACCTAGAGTATGAGAATAGGCACCGCCATGCATCCAAGACACGAGCCTAGGACAGATCTGCCTTGGCTATTGAAACACTTTTTAGAGCTATCGGTTCGGAGACTATGGTGACCAGCTCCCGAGTACAACGGGGGTACCAAAGTCAGCGAATCGTCGCTGAGTATTTTAGAACACACGGATGGCCCTATGCGCAACCAGCGGGTAGCGGTCGTTCTGGCACCGATGTCACTGGGGTTCTAGGGGTAGACATCGAGGTCAAAGCTCGCCGAGGCATCAAAGTAGCCGAGGCGATGAAACAGCTCAGGGACCGCTATCAAGAGGGAGTGCTGCCAGTGGCGATACTCAGACTTGATGGACAAGGGGAGTCCCACATCGCAGACTGGCCAGCTATCGTGCCGCTGCATGTCCTACTAGACCTACTAAAAGCCGCCGGTTATGACAAACCCAAGTTTGAGTAACGGGCGCGAGAGGAGCGTTCATGCGCTCAAAGATAGCTACGTTTACGACTTATGCGCTTTGTTCGGTTGTGCTTGCGTTTGCCATGTCGCCAAGACAGGCAGTGCCAGTGACCTACACGGACAGACCGCCGCTGGAACAAGTGGCACCGAAGCGAATAGCCAAGGAGCTGCTGACGGCGAGACAGTACAGGTGCTTCACGAAGCTGATGGGCAAAGAGTCCGCTTGGAACCCAAAGGCAAAGAACCCGTCCAGTACTGCCCGTGGCATCGGACAGCTCCTTGACGGGACCTACCGCAACCTCGGCATGCGCCACTCTGAACACGGAGTGCCACAGGTCGTCGCTGCGCTGGCCTACATCGGCCGCAAGTATGGCTCTGCCGGGCCTTGCGGTGCGTGGAAACACTGGCAGAAAAACAAGTGGTACTAGGGGGAACGATGTCAGCATTCGACAAAGACAAGCCAAAGGTTGAGCTGCCGCTCGACACCGCGGCTTGGATAGAGCTCTACCGAAAGACTCAGGGCGAGATAAAGCAGCTCGAGGAGAAACTCGCGGAGATTCGCGCTCGCATCACCGATTCTATGGGTGAAAACGAGATCGGCCTTATCGAGGGCCGTGTCGCGGTTCGCTGGACAAAGGTGAAGTCTTTTAGGCTTGACGTTCAGAAGGCGAAAGAGATACTAGACCCGAAGATATATGGCTTCTTGTCTAGGGAGACGGAGAGCCGGCGTTTCACGTTGGCAGACCCAGATGTCAATAGTTGACCCGATACTGCCACGGCCCGACTGGGGACGCCCCGGCCCGATACCTGACGAGGAGATCTACGAGGATGAGGACGAATGAGTTACGCACAACTATTCAGCGACGAGAAGGCTTACGCCAATGAACTCATCGACGTTGTTACCAGAGCAGGAATCTGGACACCCAGAGCTACCCAAGTTGCTATTGGACCTTCTGAAGTCGGCCACCCCTGCACCCGTCGTCTCGCATATAAGCTCCTCGACTGGGATAAGCCGAACGAATCTCAAGGCGGGTCGTGGGCTGCGCAAGTCGGTACTGCTATCCACGGATATCTGGCTGACGTATTCTCGAAAAGAGAGGGATTCTTGGTGGAACAGCGCGTCACGATACGTGGCAACCTCACCGGAACAGTTGACCTTTACGACACAAAGAACGGTGTGGTTATCGACTGGAAAACGACGGGTGCAAGCAAGCTGGCCACCTACCGCAAGGATGGCGCAGACCCTCAGCACGTCATTCAGGTACATCTTTACGCTTATGGACTGGCAGCACAAGGCGCCGACGTCAAGAAGGTTGGACTCGCTTACCTTCCGACAAGTGGTCAGCTGTCGGACGCTCACTTTGATATCCGGGACTACAACCCGCAAATCGCCGAAGACGCGTTCAAGCGCATCGACACCATCACCTCGCTACTTGCGGCGGCTGATGTCGAGGCTAATCCCGAACTTTGGAGTCAGATACCCGCGCAAAGCTCGCGTCTTTGTGCTTGGTGTCCATACTTCAAGCCATTCAGCAAGGCTCTGGACCAAGGTTGCCCCGGTGACACTGCCTGAGCCGACCATCAACGACATCGTCAAGATGCTCGCTGAAGCTGAAGGACCCAACACCAACACCAACACCAACAGGAAAGTAGGGGAAACACATGAGTAACTTTGCAGCGCCGCTATCGGCGTCCGCAGGGCCGAAGCCGGCAGATCTCGCTGGTCAGCTTCTCATCATCAAGCCGCTCGATTACCGCAAGGACATCGACACCGTCAACGGCAAAGCCGATGCTATTTCGTGCGACGTCGTCAACCTCGACAAAAACGAGGAATACAGTGATGTGTTGTTCTTCAACATCGCTATCCGCAACGCCCTAAAGGGACTGCTCGGCCAACAAGTGCTGTGCCGCATTCAGCAAGGCGTCGCAAAACCCGGAAAGACCGCACCGTGGATTCTTTCTGACGCATCCACTGACGCTGCCGCTGTGGCGAAGGCTCAGGCTTACAAAGGCCCGACCACCTCAGCATCGGCATCAGCACCAGCCACCACCACCGTCAACGGCACCGAAGTGCCAGCGGAAGTGGCGGCTCTCTTGGCCCAGTTAGGGGCTAAGCCCATCTAGGTTTCCTAGGGGGTAACCTTCCACCAACTAGGAAGGCGCGGTGCGTACAGCGGCTGGGGAATCCGCCGGGACGCAACGGGTTCGAGGCCCGACACCGCACGCAAGCAACAAGAACGGGGGAGAAGTGTCACTAGACGTCTTTACTGCAGCGCTCAGATTCGCGGCTGCTGGTTGCTCGGTCGTGCCGGTGATGGCCGACGGTTCAAAACGTCCGGGCATCGGCACTTGGAAAGAATACCAGCACAAACTACCGACAGCGACTGAGCTGCAAGAGTGGTTCAAGAGCGCTCGCGGCGTCGGTCTCATAACAGGCCAGATCTCCGGCAACCTCGAGATGCTAGAACTCGAAGGCCGCGCAGTGGCCGACGGCATGCACACCCAGCTCAAAGAGATGGCGGCCGAAGCTGGACTGTCAGACCTTTGGGATAGACTTACCTCTGGGTACTGCGAGATGACGCCTTCTGGCGGTCTGCACTGGCTCTATCGACTAGACGGCACCGTGCCCGGCAACACCAAGCTCGCCAGACGCCCCGGCGCTCACGACGGCGTTGATGTGCTGGCCGAGACCCGTGGTGAAGGCGGCTTCGTAGTCGTAGCACCGTCCGGCGGCACCTGTCACCCGTCAGGTGGCTCTTGGTCTTTGATTTCGGGCTCTATCGAGACAATACCGACTCTGACTCTAGACGAGCGCGAGAGTCTCCACTCCTTATTTAGATATTTCGACCAGCTTCCGAAGGCTTCCGTGGTGGCTTCCGAGGTTTCGGAGAGGCATCGGGATGCCAACTCGACACTACCCGGAGACGACTACAACGCAAAGACGAGCTGGGACGAGCTCTTGCTGCCCTTGGGCTGGACCAAAGTGTTCACAAAAGGACAAGCGACTGCGTGGCGACGCCCGGGTAAGTCTGACGGCATCAGCGCCACCACCAACTACGAAGGCTCAGGTCTCCTTTTTGTCTTTAGCACTAGCACTATCTTTGAAGCCGAACGCGGGTACTCTAAGTTTGCCGCTTACACTCTCATCGAGCACTCGGGTGACTTCCACAAAGCAGCCTCGGCGCTCGCTGCCAAGGGCTTCGGCTCCGGCACCGGCTCTGCACTGCAACCGATAGACGTGTCGTTGCTGATGCAAGCGCCAGAGCCCGACCTCGCGCCACTGCCAGCAGCAGAACCAGACACCAGCTGGCTACCAAGACCAGTCGAGTTTGATGAGGACGAGAGTGACGTGTCGCCTAGTGTCCTCTACCGCACAGATGGACAGTGCCTACTGTACGCCGGCAAGGTCAACGCCATCTTCGGCGAGTCCGAGTCTGGCAAGACTTGGGTAGCACTAGAAGCGGTGCGCCAGCAGCTTGTGCAGGGTCAGAAAGTCTTCTACATCGACTTTGAGGACTCAAAGCGCGGTATTCGCGGGCGTCTGAAGGCGCTTGGGGTTCAGCGCGACCACTTCGAGCGCTTCAAGTACGCCAACCCAGACGGTCCTTATGACGCCACCGCCCAACAAGCACTTTTGTCTTCCATTCGCGACTTTCAGCCGGCTCTCATTGTCGTGGACGGTGTCAACGCCGCCATGAACCTACTCGGTCTAGACCTCGAAAAGAACAAGGACGCGACTCAGTTTAGCCAAGTCGTCTTGCGGCCACTGCGCTTGTGGGGTGCGGCTATCCTGACCATCGACCACGTCACTAAGAGCAAAGACAGCCGCGGCAACTACGCCATCGGCGCACAGGCCAAGCGTGCTGACATCGACGGCGTCGCTATCTCGGTCGATGTCTCTATGCCATTCGGCCGTGGTTCTAACGGCAAGCTCAACCTCAAAGTCACCAAGGACCGCCCGGGCTTCGTGCGTGGCATCAGTCAAGAGGCTTCTTATGTCGGCCACGTTGACCTCATCTCGCAACCCGACAACCGCATTGAGATCTCTATCGTTGGCGGTCAGACTGGCTTCTCGCCCCATGAGTACATGATGAAGAAGATCTCCGAGTTTATGCAGGACCACGGAGCAGAGCTGTCCACCAACCAAGTCTGCCAAGCCATCGACGGCGGCACCGACCAGATAAAAAAGGCGCTCGCCCAGCTCGAGGGGCAGGGCTACTTGGGGTTGCGGATTCAGGGGCAGGGGCGCTACTATTCGCACCTCAAACCATACGTGCTCGGGGCACCTCAACCCTTCAACGGGGGTATTTCTGATGAACTTTAGGAACTTGACCGACTTGACCGACCCATACTTGACCGGTCGGTCAGGTTACGCGGCAAGAGACGACCGGAACTTGACCGACTTCGCCCCCCCCTATAAGGGGGGGCGGTCGGTTAGGTCGGTCAGTAGTATCGGCGGTGAATCTCGTGGAAGATAAACTAGCTGAACCGGATTTCTGTCTAAGATGCAGCAGCGCGGTGTGGAAAGCCCGGGTAGTGGGTTTTGACGTGGTTGTAGACCCAACACCAGTTGACATCCAGACAGAAGTGCTTTGCTTCTATGCGAAGCGACGCACCTTCGGAGTCTTGAGGTGGAGACCTAGTTTCTACCTCAAGCTCCGGTACCTCAACACCTACGAACGGCAGTTTGAGCAGGTCTTGGCCTCTCATCTCTGCTACTCGTCCCAGTCAGCTCAGGAGCACCCTGACTACTGGCCAACACCAGCAACATCAACATCAAACGAACCTAACTTCTAAAGGGGGCAAAACATGGCAGGACGTCTTATCGCCGTTGTCGGCGGCCAATATGGCAGCGAAGGCAAGGGCGCAGTCGCCGGGTATCTATCCTCTACTTGCGATGTTCCATTCATGGGCATCAGAGTAGCAGGACCGAACGCCGGGCATACCGTCTATGGGAAGGGGCCGAATGGCGAGGAGTCATACGCATGGCGACTCCGCTCTGTCCCAGTCAACGCAGTAACAGCACCAGAATCAGACCTAGTCATCGCGGCCGGGTCTGAGATAGACATCGAGGTCTTCAACCAAGAACTGTCGGACCTCGACAAAGCCGGCTACGAAGCCAGCTCACGCATCATCGTGGACGACCAAGCGACTATCTTGGAGCCAAGACACCACGAGATCGAAACCGCAGACAACATCCAAGGCCGAATCGGCTCGACCAGCAAAGGCATCGGCGCTTCACGTGCTGACCGCATCATGCGCAAGGCGAGTCTGTTTGGTGGCGGTGTGGACACCAGCAAAGTCATCCGCGACCACTTGAAGATGGGCGGCACTGCGCTCATCGAAGGCACACAAGGCTACGGCCTTGGCCTGCACGCTGGCCAGTACCCGTTCTGCACAAGCCAAGACTGCCGTGCAGTTGACTTCTGTGCACAAGCCGGTATCTCGCCGTGGGACCGTGCAGTTGATGTCTTTGACGTCTGGGTCACAGCACGCACTTACCCGATTCGTGTTGCTGGCAACTCCGGACCGCTTGAGAACGAGACCAGCTGGGAACAGCTCGGTCTTGAAGCAGAGCGCACAACCGTGACGCAGAAGATTCGCCGAGTCGGTCACTTTGACCCGGCGCTTGTGCGTGATGCTGTTGTTGCAAACGGTGGTGCACCGACCGTCAAGATAGCACTGACGATGTTCGATTACATCTTCCCAGAGCTCAAGAACCAGACGCAAGTTGACATCTTGACAGATGAGCAGTACCGCTATATTCACGACATCGAAAACGCCGTGAACGCACAAGTCAAGCTCATCGGCACCGGACCAAGCACGATGGCGTGGGTCAAGTGAACGAGCCGCTAACGACTAAAGACCTTGCCGCTTGGTGGCAAGCAGAGACACAAAAAGAGATCGAGTCTGTCATACCGAAAGCCATCGAGTATGGCAGCGCAGATCTCAAAGTCATCGGCTACGCACTTGGCCAGATGATAGGCGAGCCCAAAAACGTCACGCCAGATGAGCTCGGCATCGCATTCTACGTGCTTGGCAAAGTGGCGCGTCTTGTCGGTGGCTATGCTGACGGACGCAAACCGAGCGACGACACGTGGCACGACATCGCTATCTACACAAAGATGGCGCAGTTTGCACGAGAGCACAACGGTTGGGGCGGGTTCAAAGCATGATAGTTTATTTAGCAGGGCCTATCGACTTCAATAAAAGCGGAGTCGTGCAAGAACATCGCCACCAAATCAAAGAGTACTTCAAGCAATACGGTCGTGCTTGGGTGTACGACCCGTCTAGAGCGTGGACTGGTGGGCCGTTGCCCGACCAGTTTGTGCACTGGGCTAACTTGCAAGTGCTTGAACAAGCCGACTTGCTTGTTGCGATTCTTGTGCGCAACACACTCACTGTGGGCACGGTGCTCGAGATTCAGCATGCAAGAGAACGAGACATCCCGGTCATCGTGGTCGGCGATGTCTCAGATGTGAGCATCTCGCTTGCCGCGCTTGATGTTGAAGTTTATGAGTCGGTTGCCGAGTTTGATGACTTTTACATCGCTGAGATAGACGACCTTGCAAGCCTAAACGAACCAGTAGAGAGGAGAGAGTGTGAGTGCCTTATTGTACACGCTACTGACGCAAACTGCGACTGCGCCGACTAAGGCGTATGCTGATGACGCGGGGTTTGACCTTTATTGCGACGCAGATCTCGTGATTCAACCGTCGTCTTTTGTAGATGTGCCACTTGGTGTGGCCATCAAAGTGCCAGAGGGTACGTGGGGCTTGCTCACAGCTCGTTCTAGCACTCTGCGCAAACACGGTCTCATGGTGGCGCAGGGCGTCATCGACTGTGGCTACACTGGCCCGCTCTTTGCTGGCGTCTGGAATATGACAGATGAGCCGGTCGAGATAACCAAGGGCATGAGGCTTGTGCAGTACATCCTGATGGCAAACGCTTCACTCAACGTCGAAGCCGTTCAAGTTGACCAACTCCCCAAGACTGAGCGCGGTGCTTCGGGATTCGGGAGCTCTGGTGTCTGACCTTATCATAACCTGCCAACAACTGCGCGACATAGCACAGTGGTATGACAAGCTGAATGACGAGCTGGCCCCCGGCCGGACTGGCGAGCGCACCTCGCGGTCTGTGCCGGGCCCACGCCTACCCTTACGTGTCGATGTGCTTGACACGATGGTGGCGATTCAGAGTGATACAATAGTCTGGGAGATCTTTTTACGAGCTGAACTCAACCAGCCGACCATACCGAACGGCAACGCCACGAGGTCGATGTTCTGGGTGGCAGACGCTCTTGAGAAGTGGCCTGACGATAACCGACCCAAGTGGCTTATGGCGCTGGTGGAGACGGTTAGCAGCAGACACACACAGGTGAAAATCCTGCTAGGAATGGAGCAAAGGCCCTTGACGGCAAGACTAAAGTGCCCATACTGCGTACAAAGGTTAGTCATCAAGCTAGACCAAGGGCTTTTGCTCTGCAGGAACCGCAACTGCAGATGCGCTGCAACAGACTGCTCATGCAACAACGGGAAAGGGCACACATGGAAAGAGACCGACTGGCCACGTTTGGGCCTGATGCTCGACACGCCGAGCGAGTAACTGTGTGCGGGCGTGTTTTTCGTGTGTTATACTTATCCTGTTGGGGTCGATTTGTATTTGTGAGGCCCCCAGATGCTTAGAATCTCGTTGTCTATCGGCGCACTGCAAACTGAGCTTGAGACTGACGCCCCGCTTTCTTTTGACGCTATTG